TATAAAATTTTATTCGTTATTTAAATTGTATTGAAGTAAATTAAATATATCCAAAAAGTAGTCTAACGATGCATTTATAAAATCACCGTTATAATTTCTTTGTAAAATATTGTTTGTATCAAAAACTATGAATAAAGCAAATAATAAAGATCCTATTTTAGCATATTTCTTTTTACCTGGACTTATAAATCTCGATATTATAAGTGCTAGAAGTCCTAAAATTAAAATAATACCAAATGGTCTTAAATCGAAACCAAAATGGATGCTCAGAATACCTAATATGAACATAATTATGAATACAGAAATAACTTCTAAAAGTGCTTCTTTTATATCAGATTGAGGAGATAAGTATGCACCCATTAAGATAGAACAAATTGTAAATAAAATGAATTTAATTGGTAATCCAAGTTTTGCAAATACGAGTATGAGGAATAAACTTATTAATAATATAAAATTAAAAAGTGCATTTTTTGCCATAAAATTTTTGTATTCTGGGTTTTCTATAACTGTTTTTGCAGATTGATACGCTATAAGTCCTTGGAAAATTAGGTTCGAAAATACAGCGCCCATAAATGGTCCTTTTTTTTGAAGTGCGTTCATTTAGTATTATTAAATATTTTAATTGTATAAATGTTTTCTACATACAGCTTTATACATATCTTTACCTCCTATTAAAGTTGTATCATCACAGTTAATTATACGTTTTGTAAATGGACCGTGTGTTCCGTCCATACAATCCATACACATGGCGGTTAATTTAAAAACTTTATCAGCGAGTGGTATACAATCTATAATTTCACCTATTTTTCTCTGTTTATAATCGCCATCTAAACCAGTAATAATTATAGTTTTATTATTTTTCAAAACTTTTTCTACAAATTTTTTAAGACCGGTAAAAAATTGTGCTTCATCTATTGCTATAATATCTTTATCATCATAATGGACGTTTTCTAAATCGTTTGTTTTAATACATTCAAAGTTAATATTATCGTGTGTTTTTAATACTTGATCTTTAGATCTCGTATCTATGGAAGAATTTAACACGAGTATTTTTTTACCTATAATTTCGTATCTTTTTAAACGACGAATAAGTTCGGTTGTTTTACCCGAAAACATATTTCCCATTATGATTTTAAGACTCATAATTTTTTATAACGTTTGTATTATTTAACTATTTTAATTTTTTGCGCTACTGTTCTTTTAGATAAATTTGATTCTATTTCTTTTAGAGACTGTTTAGATAATTTATAATACATATATCTATCGTAAAAATTATGTCGTGCTCTTATTATTATTTTCTTTAAAAATATTTTTGTATTATTATCATATCGACTTTCCTTTAATAATCGACTGTATTCCTTTCTATTCACGGGTATATCCTTAGTTTCGAACCCAAGTTTTTGTTTTCTTTTACCCATGTTCATTAAAAAATTTGAAGACAAACCAACACAAACACCAGTTTTATCGAATTGTTGTAAATTTTTTCCCTTGTATATAAAAATATTTTTACATTTTGTTATTTGTTGTAATTGATAAAATATAGATAAAGATATATTCTTCATGTCTTTTCCCCACGGATCTAAACAGTATAAAGTGTCATCTATTTTATAAGCAGCTATACAGTGATTTTTGTGAATGTTTGCAAGTTCTTTACTGTTTTTAGAATAATTAAGAACACCAATGAGTATGGCTATTTTATCATTTATAGGTGTTTCGTTGTTTATATTCATAGCGTTCATAATTTCTTTTAATTTTCTGGTTTTAAAACTTTTATCGCGGTCATAAAATACAGAAACGATCGACGTTTTTTTATCGTTTATAAATTTTTTTATTTTTTCTAAAGTTACGGATGATATATCTTTATAAAAACTTTCTCTTATTCTAACTTTAAATCTTGGTGCTGAATTTCTTCTGGATAATTCTTTTCTTTTGATGCCTACCATTTATTTATACAAATATATTATCTCAGGGTATTTTATGTTATACTTCGTACTATTCGCTTTACTCGCTTTTCTATTTAACATATTTGTAGGGTATTTTATTTCGTATAAAAGAAGTCACGAAATAAAACAAAATAAAGATAAAATATACGATATTGGGCATGAGATTCTGCCTAACTTATCTAAATATCACAGAATAGGTGATATTGCCTTGTTCGTACCAATTATTGCGTTATTATTTAGTATACCAAAATGGAGTAATAAAAATACAGAGTCGTATTTTAAAATATTAGGTCTTATGTATATTTTTAGAGGGTTGTGTAATTCTGTTACGACGTATCCATCTGTAAATAAATGTGTATTTAAACCACCATTTGGGTTTTGTAACGATTACATGTTTTCTGGTCATACAACTTTTAATGTAGTATCTTCATATTTTATAGGTAAACCTTTATGGCCTATATGGCCTATATTTTCGTCTTTATTTGCCGTGGCATCTAGAGAACATTACACAGTTGATATTTTTATTGCGTGGATTATATTTGCTGCATTAAAGTGTAGAATTTAAACGAGGTATAAAGATAATATTTGTAATTAAATAAAATGACGTTACCACATCTTAAAATTAAAAAATTAAATAAATGTGCTATTATACCAACAAGACACTCTCCTGGTTCAGTTGGGTATGATTTGTACAGTACAGAAGAAGTAATTATACCACCATCGGAAAGGGGTATAGTAGGCACTGGTATATGTGCAACTATTCCAATCGGTGTATACGGTAGAATTGCACCGAGATCAGGTTTAACTGTAAAACACGGTATCCAAACGGGTGCAGGTGTTATTGATCCCGACTATACTGGTGAATTGAAGGTTATCTTGTTTAATCACGGGAGTGAAACTTTCGTTATTAAACAAGGCGATAGAATCGCACAATTAATTTTGGAAAAGTGTGAAACGCCTCTTATTGAAGAGGTTGACGAATTAAAGGAGACGCAAAGAGGAACGCGTGGTTTTGGTTCTTCTGGTGTATAAATTATTAAATTAGTTACCAAAAGCGACACCACCCATACCATTCTTAACCCTGAGAATGTTATAGTTGACCGCATACGCACGAATCATATCAATGTTAGCATTTGTAGTAGAACCACTGTAGTTAATATTTATCTTCGCGTTATCGATTCGCGAAAAGTTCAGGGTACCTGTTGGTTGGGACTTGTTCATAGTAAGACAGAATGGCCATGTATATATTTGTTCTGAATCGATCGTAGTGTTAAGAACCGAACAGTGTCTCGATGGAACGACGTTTCTGTAGTATTCGTGTGACATATTTTCAAAGAGTGGTGTTCCGTTGATAAACATAGACGCGTCTGTGAAAGTGTATATTGTGCCCGACCCACCCATCTTGTTACCAGCGGCTAAATGAACGGCCTTTACTGGGTGATTAAAGTATGATAAATCAATACTTGTATCGTTTTGAGTCATTGGTTGATACTGTGTTTGTGTAATGAGAATTTCGTGTTCGTTATTCGCGAAGAATTCGCGTTCGGTTGTATCGAGATATATATAAGAACCATAAACTTTTGGATTCGATCCCACATCAAACGTACCATCTCTACACTTAATTCTAATTTCAACTTCGTGGTATTGAAGACCGACGAGTGGTAAAGATTTAGTCCAATCTTCACTGAAAAAGAATGGTATTACGTAACTACCATTGGAAACATTCGCACCACCATCTTGAGTTGTCGCGGCGCAACTCGCTTTCGCCGAAGATTCGTTATATAAAGTATTGTGTACGGTATTAATGAAAAGTGAATCCAATCTGGTAACTTCCTGACCACCAACCCATAAAGAGAATTCGGTTGGTGAAGTTTCATTTCCAGCTGCGGATTTAAAAATGGAATCGTTGTTATTAGTGCTATTAATATTGGCATTTTCAATCCACACATAGCTCAAGAGATCACCCTTAGATTTGATTGGTATAGAAATTTCATTACCCGATTTGAACGTACCGACATAGTCAATACGTTCTGGTTTGATTGCGAAGTTGGTGTGTCGTTTATAATTTTGTCTGAAAAAAGAGACTTGTGGGTCGCCTGTGATGTACACATCTTGGGCGCCGACCGATACGAGATCAATCAAAGCAGCTGACATATTTTACTAATATATGATATTAAAAATTTAGATACATTACGTAGTAAGATGGTTGTTTTTCAGGCACTCACCTGGGAATCAAAGGATACCGACGATGAACACTTGATTAGTATATTTGGTAAAACGGAAGATGGAAAATCGGTCTGTCTCACGACAAGTTTTTATCCTTACTTTTTTATCAAACTTCCACAGAAAATCGATAATCGTGGAGCTGCTCTTTTATATACACAATTATGTAAGGAGTGTCCTGATACTACTATAAAATATGACGTTATCCAGTCTAAAGATGTTTGGGGATTTCAAAATAACGAAAAATTTTCTTTTATGCAAGTACATTTTAAAAACCTTGTATTAAGACGTCAAGTTGCAAATAGATTGAAAAGGGCTTTACCTGATAACCTATATAAATTGAAAGTTTACGAATCTAATATAGACCCTGTTTTAAGATTAATGCACAGAACTGGTATTCAATCTACTGGGTGGTTAGATTCTGGTGATAATTGTGTAAAATCAAATATTGCAAATACAGATATTGATATTTTTTGTAACGATTGGAAAACACTCAAACCATATGAAAGTAGAAATATGGCACCTTTTATAGTTGCATCCGTGGATATAGAGTGTAATAGTTCTACTGGTAAATTTCCTGACGCAGAAGTACCCGATGATGCGTGTTTTCAAATTGCTATATCTTTACAGGAAATGAATTCAAACGAACCTTACGACAAAACGTGTCTGTGTTTTAAAAAAACAGACCCTGATTTACACGGGTGTAATATTATTAGTTACGATACCGAAAAAGAGATGCTCGAGGGTTTTAGAAATTATATTATGAAAAATGATATAGATATAATAACTGGATGGAATATATTTGGGTTTGATTTGGAATATATTATTAAGAGAGGGGTAATAAATAAATGTCATTATACATTTTTTCAAATGAGTAAATTTAAAAACTATAATTGTAACCTTGTGTATAAAAAGTTATCTTCTAGTGCACTTGGTGCAAACGATTTAAAACTTTTGCCTATGCCTGGTCGTTTCATATTTGATCTTTTTCATGAGGTAAAGAAAGGGTATAAACTCGATTCGTATAAACTCGATAATGTTTCTAAACAGTACCTTGGTGATAATAAAATTGATATGCCTCCGAAAGAAATGTTTTTACGATACGTAGAGGGTGACCCTGTTAAACTTAGAGAAGTTGCCGAATATTGTATAAAAGATACACTTTTACCACATAAACTTTTAGAAAAGTTGTGTATTTTGATTAATTTACTTGAAATGGCTAAAGCGACATGGGTTCCCCTGTGTTATTTAGTAGAGAGAGGGCAACAAATAAAAGTTTTTAGCCAGTTATCAAAAAAAGCGAGAGAGATGGGATATTTGATACCTACTCTTTCTTGGGGTCAAGGTATGACACAGGGTTATGAAGGTGCCACCGTTTTAGAAGCACAAAAGGGTGCTTATTATACACCTATAACAGCACTTGATTTCGAGGGTCTATATCCATCTATTATGATGGCGCATAATTTATGTTATTCAACCATGGTTATGGACCCTAAATACGAAAATGTACCTGGTATAACATACGAAACTTTTGGTTCTTATAAATTTGCACAAGATGTACCGAGTTTATTACCTAGTATTTTAATGGAATTAAAACAGTTTCGTAAACAGGCTAAGAAAGATATGGCTTTATCAACTGGGTCCATGAAACAGATGTATAACGGTAAACAACTTGCTTATAAAATATCAATGAATTCCGTGTATGGTTTTACAGGTGCAGCAAAAGGTATTTTACCATGTGTTCCTATAGCGTCTACAGTTACCAGAAAAGGTAGAATGATGATAGACGAAACAAAAGAGTATGTAGAATCAAACTTTCCTGGTGCAATGGTAAGATATGGTGATACTGATTCTGTTATGGTTCAATTCGATGTCGGTAAACGTGAAGGTAAAGAAGCGATCGAATATAGTTGGGAACTTGGTGAACGAGCTGCGAATGAATGTACAAAACTTTTTAAAGCACCTAATAATCTTGAACTTGAAAAAGTGTACTGTCCCTATTTTCTCTATTCAAAAAAACGATACGCAGCAAAGCTCTGGACAAAAGATAAATCTGGTAATATGAATATGGATTATATAGATGTAAAGGGTTTACAACTTGTAAGAAGAGATAATACACCGCATATGAGAGAAGTATGTAAAGAGTTACTCGATGTAGTTTTAGAGAGTAGTGATATAGTTCCACCAAAAACATTAGCACTAAAAAGAGCGATTGAACTTTTAGAAGGTGAAGTTTCTAACGATAAACTTATTCTTTCGCAACAACTTGGTGATGTTTATAAATCTCTGAATTTATGTCACGTACAGGTTCGTGATAAAATGAGACGAAGACAACCTGGTTCTGAACCTCAATCTGGGGATAGAGTTCCTTATATACTTTTGGATGTTGGTAATCCAAAGGCGAAGGCTTATGAAAAAGCAGAAGATCCTAAATACGCCGAAGACAACAATTTACCAGTTGATTACGTGTACTATTTTATAAATAAATTCATAAACCCTGTCTGTGACTTACTCGAACCACTTTTCGATAATCCAAAGGAAGAAATATTCGGTGAATTAATAAATCGCGTTAAACCGAAAAGAAAAACAAAACACGAAATAGACATGTCTAAACAAACACTCATAACAGATTTATTTAAAGTTACAAAACTTAAAAATAAAGAACGTAATAATATAAATGACGAATAAGTCTAAAGTATCGGAACATATTGTAAAACTCGTCGAGGAGGAAATAGAAAAGGGTATACATGAAAGAATGTGTAAATACATAGAAGATATATCTAAAATACACGGTATACCACTAAAAATTCTTAGAAGAGATTTACCAAATCCCGGTGGATTTTGTAAAGGTATTAAGAAGGGTGGTGAATTGTGTACGAGAAAAGCATCACCTGGTTCTGAATACTGTTTATCACATAAAAATGAATCTAAATTACAAGAACCTATTATTATAAAAAATAACGTAACGAGACATAATCATCCATTTCCACCAATGTTTAAAGAAGGGTGTCCAGCTTGTGAAAAAATGGATAAAACTGAACTTAGAGATTTGAGTACATTAATGTAATAATGAATAAATCAGATATTCTTCTACATTCCATAGATACTTTTTACCATACACCAGAGAATAGAACTACGCTTATACAAATATTAAATAAAACAAGTGGTATTTCACTAAGAAATTTAGAATGGTTTATAACAAATTATTCTAAGAAAAATAATTTATCTTACGAGACGAGTGATGGTAAATTATTTAGTGTTCATTGCGCGTATAAATCGAGTTTAGATGGATACAGTAAAAAATTATTCGATCCTTTTTGTAGGTCTAAAAAAATACAATACAATATACCGGGAACAAATGATGAAATTAGTACAACTGTTGCACAGTTAAATTTTATCAGATGGTGTATAAAAAATAATATAATTAAATACATACAAGAACATAAAAAACAATTATTTAATAAGCGAGAGATATATAACCATTCTCAAATTTAAAAGTTTGATATCCTACATAATAGGCGTTAAAAACGTAAACGTCCGTTAGATTGGGCATTAATTTTATTTCCATTAATGTTTTATTTGATTGTAACTGTCCAAAATCAAGGCTTCCCGATGGCTCCACGTTTATAGGATTCATCGAGAAACTGTAACTGTATATATTTCTTTCCGGACGAGATAACCTGTGTGTAAATGGGACGACATATTTATAATATTCGTGTTTAATTGTAGGTATATTGGGTAAATCTTCGCCATTAAAAAATAGTTTAGCTTCTTTCATTATCGGATTAAAAAATGCGTTTTGAACGGTCCATAAATTTGTTTTTGAAAAATTATATCTGTTATGAAAAAGATACGTTCTATTATCGTCGTTATTATTTGGATCACCGTCACCACCTCTTGCATTTTCTTTATCTTCGTATCTTTTATCTCTTAAAAACCAGTATATAGTTTTTACTGGTATTTCAGGTACTAATTGTATTTTCATTAAATCTTTTCCTATTTCGCTATCTTCTGTCGGGTGTTTTTTTACGATATCTGTTACGAGTATTTGTGGTTCATTCATTAGATAAATTCTTTCGTTTTTACTTACTGTTATTTCTTCTGTTATTATATCAAACGAATTAATCGGTATTGGATTGGGGTCATCTGTAAAGAATGTTTGGGGGTTAAATTCAATTTCAAATTCTAGTTTTTGTTTATGCATAGCACACGTTGGAAAATATGGTCTATTTGGTTTATTTGTGTAATATTCATCGCTTTCGTATTTTCTAGAAAATAACAGTGGTATAGGTACAAATACTTTTGATTTGTATTGTGCAATTGCTTTGTTTCCGATACCTCCTATTTCTGGTACAGATGTATTTTCTGCTAAATTCCTGTTTAAAGTATATCTTTTTGTTCTTTTTTCAGATTCGTCTAAGTAGAGGTTATCGTATATTATACCCCAATCGTCGTGGTATTTTTCTATCACTAATTCGTCTACACGCATGGTTATAGATTTAAATAAATGTCGACCAATTTGATCTGCGTAATTGTATGTACCCAAAGAAACGCCTGGGAGATCTAACATTATATACATGTTGCTCAATAGGTCTCCCATATTTCGGGGATTCATGGTTATTTTTATAGTTTCGCCGAATGGCCAAGACGCGTTATTTGTAATTGTTGGTTTCTGTACTGTGGTATTTCTGTGGTATTTTGAGAAGTTTGAATGTTTGTTTATTTTATACTTAAAGAGCGAATGTTCTGGTTCGTCTGTAAGTAAATAACGATCTTGTTTACCTAATGCATTAAGTGAAATAATTGCTCCGGTATTTGGACCGTTTGCTTCGCACAACATACTACTTATTATTTATATATTTTTAAATCCTTTTTCCACATGTCCAAATGGTGTGTATTTTTAAGAATTTCAATTTCTTGTATTGTTTTTTCGTTTTCCTGTGATAAAGATAAGACAGATTCTTGTGTGTATTGATAAGTTTTGATATTTAATAAATAATCGTACGAATTGTCAATTTTATCAAATAAATTAGAAATTTCGTTTTCGAGATCTTGTTTTTTCCTCTTAAATACTACAAGTCTGTTGTTAATGACCATATTTATAAATTTGCAAATATTTTGTAACCTTATTGATTTGTTTTTTAAAACATCCAATAAGTGAATTTTTCTTTTTTTGTACGTTTTCATTCGTATTTCTACAAAATCTGCTAATATATGTTCTGGGTTTGTATATTTAAATATACCCTTTTCTGGGTGAAATAAATGCATGTTGTTCGTTCGAAATGTTTTTTGGAGTTTAAAATCTTTTAGTAAATTTTCTCCGTTGTATCCGGATATTAAAAAGTTAACATCTTCTGTTGTACTGTTATTTGTATAATTATTTATGGTCTTTTTTTCGATGAGTGTGTCTAAATATTCTTTATAATCTTGTGTCCATTTACCCGGTGGTAATTCCGTGACGTGTATATCGTTTCCTACTTTTGACCATATACCTTCTGCTATCCACGAATCATTTTCATCTTCAAAAACACGACCCTTAAATTTGTTAAACCAAGGTTTCATTTTTTGTAGACTTTGACCTGAAAGTATTCTTTCTATGTTATTTTTTATGTCGCGTGGATTAAATGATGGTATATACGAACTAAACCCTGTACCAATACCTTCTGATCCATTTATGAGAATAGTTGGTAATATAGGTACAAAAAATTCGGGTTCTATTTGTTTTCCGTCGTCATTTAAGTAATTTAAAATAGGGTCGTCTCTAGAATCAAATAAATAACGAGCATCTTTTGTTAATTTTGTAAATATATAACGAGTTTGACTTGCATCTTTTCCCCCCATAAGACGCGTACCGAACTGACCACATGGTTCTAATAAATTTATATTATTTGAACCTATAAAATCGTGTGCTAATTTTACAATTGTATCTGCTAAAGATACTTCACCATGGTGATAAGATGTTTTTTCGGATACGTAAGCTGCTAACTGTGCAACTTTCATTTCGTTTGTTAAATTTTTTACAAAACACGCGTGTAATACCTTTCTTTGTGACGGTTTTAAACCATCTGATATATGTGCTATAGACCTTTTTAAATCCGATAGACTAAAATTAACGAGATCCTTATGAATAAATTCAGAAATATGTAAATTTTCTATATTTCCATATTTTATTTCGAGATCGTTCGTATTTTTTTCTGTATTTTCCAATAGCCAATTTTTTCTTTCATCTGTTTTTTTCTTGTCGAACGCTAATTCAATAGATTCATCCATGAGTGGATCCGTTTTAAATTGAACTGTTAGTTCTGATATTTTTCTAAAATATTCTTTTGCTTCTACAGATGTCGATGTTCCTAAACCTTTATAATATTTAATTTTCCAACCAGGTTTTCCTTCGCCATACCAGTTTCTATAAGATGAATCTGTATAGAATGATTTTATTGTGTTTCCTTTTGTTGCTTTTATTATTGGAGTAATCATACTCACAACGAAATTTAATTTGAGTAAACTTGGCCAAAAGTAATGTATCATGTTTAATATGAGACCTTTTATATGACTTCCATCGTTATCAGCATCTGTCATTATCATTAATTTTCCATATCTCAATTCAGAAAGAGAATGGTATATTTTTCCTTGTTGTAGACCTAAAATTTTTTTCAAGTCACTAAATTCTTTATTTTCCGTGAGCTGTTTTACGCTTGCGTCTCTCACATTTTTACATTTACCTCTGAGAGGAAATACACCATAATGATCTCGACCTACTACAGATAAACCAGAAACGGCGAGTGTTTTTGCTGAATCACCCTCGGTAATTATGAGCGTGCATTTAGAAGATTGTGATGTTCCTGCCTTATTAGCATCTTCTAATTTTGGTATACCTGTTATTTTATTTTTTCTAGCGCCATCTGTTTTTTTCAAATCTTTCATATCCTTGAATTTTGAAAGAGCGAGTAAATCGTTTTTTATGGATGTTTTTAAAATATTTTTTATAAAGGATGGAGGTGGGTCAAATTTACTTCCAAAATTTTGTTGTTTTAATGTACACTCGGATTTAACTTGACTACTAAAAGACGGATTTTCTAAAGTTGATTTTATAAATATGTTATATGCATTTTTTATTTGGTGAGGTCTAAGTTTTATTTGTTTTGATAATTCATTCATTATACCATTTGATATTATATTGGTTACGTGGTCGACGTGTGTACCTCCTTTACTTGTACATATACCATTTACATAAGATACTTGTTCGAAACCATCATCCGTAGGCGTTACACACACAGACCATCTTTCTGAATTGAAATATACAATTTCATCCGTATTTGAATGCATTTTAGTATAATTATTGAATGGACATTTTGGAAGAGGTTCGTTTTGAAATTTAACTTTACAATTTAAGCTTGTACAAGCGTTTGCGTCGTACACGCGTTTTTCAAATATTTTAAAAATATCATTTTCCATTTTTTTCATACTAAACTGTTTCCAATCGGGTATAAAAGATATACATACACTAGAAGATGCACCCGAAAATTTTTTTATTTTAGGTTCTTCACAATTTTTCATATTTTCTGTCCATAACTGTTCGTATTTTAATTTGTTTTCGTGATCCTTTATTTCTACTTTAAATTTTGAAGAGTATATATTTGTTAGTTTTGCACCGTATCCATTTCTACCACCTACGACTCTTTTTTGGTTATCATCATAATTTGTACTCGTTAATAAATGTCCAAAAGTTAATTCTGGATTCCAGATATTTTCTTTTTTATGCATTTTTATGCATATACCACCCAAAGGACCATTATTTTCTATACTTACTGCACCCTTATTTGTATCTATATTAACGGTTATTGTCGTCACTTTTTTGGGATAAAGTGAATTTCTATCTATTGCATTTACGAGTATTTCGTCGAATATTTTTAATAATGCTGGAGAATACGATACGTTTTCTTTTTTAAAAATATTTTCGTTTTCATCGTCGAGTATCCAATATTTTTCTTTTACTTTGGAAACTGGACCTACGTAAGAATCTGGTCTTTTTAAAATATGTTCAACGTGTGATAATTTTTGTATATTTTCAGACATAATTTTTACTATATTTATATTATATTGTTATATTACTTAAGTTATTTTTTTCTGTATATTTTAACAATTTTGAAAACCATAATAATATTTCATTTTTTGTTAGAGATTTAGATAAGGGATATATATTTTTAATTATACCACATTCTCTTTTTCTTAATAATCCAAGAATACATTTATTATTATTACTATTACAATAACAAGAATAACATACACGTTTTACTTTTAAATTATATGATTTTATAAATACATCATTATTTGACAAAAATATAGGGTTAATTTTTTTGTATTTTCTTATTATTTCCCTTTCTTCTTTTTTATGACATTTAATATAAGGGTATAAAGGGTTGTTGCATTCATAACAAAACCCAATGTGCATAAGATACATAAAAAATAAATGGGTTATTCTTTTATGTATTATAATCAGATATCTCAACCAGATGGTACAGTTTCTATAGGTATAAATCACGAAGAAAATAGACCGGAACCATTTGAAATTGAAAACGTTAATACAAATCAATTAGAAAGTAATTCGGGTATACAAACAAGACATTCTTCCTATAGTGTTATATTAGAAACACGGTATAAATTTCATTTTGTTTGGGAAGTTTTTAATTATTTAATGTGGTTTTTATCGTTTATGTATATTATTGATGAAGTAAATACAATAACTATATTTAATGGAATTAGTTCGACCATGTCTATAATAAGTATGACTCAAGATAGAATTATATTTGTTTTGTCGCATAGTTTTTATATTTCTTTTGCGACTATTTATACTACGAGTATGGGTATATTTGATTATTTAATTTATTATATATTATATAATTTTGTAAATTGGGGTACCATTATAACCTTAGTGATTACTAATTCAAATATTTATTTAAATAGATACGAAGAAAATGGTCACGTCGACAACTAATAAATGTTTTTATACTTATGTAAAAAAAGTCAAAGAAAAACAATGTTATTCCAATAATAAAATTATACCACCAATAAAAACTTACGAAGAATGTTTGGAAACAGCAAAGAGAATGAATAAAGATGAAAAATTTGCTCAAAGTTTATATAAAATGAATTTATCTAAACAAAAATTTATGAATAAGAAGAATAATCAGAAAATTGAAGTTATTGATTATTTAAAACTTAACAATACTACTAAAGATAATAAACCAAATAAGAAAGAAAATAATGTTTTATGTCAAGCACTAACATTATCAAAAACAAAATGTAAATTCAAAGCTGTTTGTGGTAATTATTGTAAAAAACATAGTAAAAAATAATATAGTGTATATATAAATATGTTAGAAGAAGGTACACTCAGGCCGGTTATAATTGCCATGGCCTTATATTTAATCATATCTTATATATCCACTGATGTTTTAAAGAAACCAACCAATGTTAAACCCATAGACGAGACAATTGCTATGATGATTACACAAAAAGGGTTTTTAGTTTATGCGACAGTTTTAACTGGTTTAATAGTTTATTTATCAAATTACATAAGCGATGAATACGTATAAATTTAAAAATTTTTGAATTCTTTTATAACGTTTTCTTTTTTTGTTAATTCGTGTGTTTCTGGATGTTCCATATACCTTATTTTTTTGGTATACGCATCTTCCATAAATTCACGAAGTTGATTTTCGTTCGGTTTACCCCATTCCATACCAGATTTAAATAGAAAATCGTCTTTTTTTATACATTCTCTTTCGCAATCTATTAAATACGGTGTTTTTATATATTCGGGTGCACCACCGTAATCTGTAATGATTACAGGTTTGTTACGTAGTGCTGCTTCTACTGCACCCATACCAACACCTTCAGAACTCGAAAAATTTACGTAACAATCACATCGCGCGTGTATTTTTTCCATTTCTTCGTCATTTACTAGACCATTTATGACTTCCACGTTTGGTATTGGTATATTTATAGTGTTATTACACGTCGCCTTAATAACGAGACGTGCATCTGGTTTATTTAACCGAACAAATGTTTCTAGAATTTTATTAAAGTTTTTCCTTGGGTCGCTTATGTTTCCTATATGATAGAAAGTGTAAGGGCGTTTATAAGGTATATGGGCGTGGATGACGTAGAATTCTGTATCAGGAAACTGGTTCGAAAATATTTTTTTACAAAAATGACTCGGTACGGCGATTTTATCAAATAGTTTAAACAATTTACCGTAATCTTCGTGTACAGTTTCCGTTTCGCATACGGTCATACATATTAGATTTTTTACTTTTCTTTTTATTTCTGGTATTTTATCAAACCATATTTGTATAGGTAAAGCAAATAAAAACCCATTTTCACATTCTGGTATATCATCGTGTATATATTTATAAATACTTCCAGGAAAAAGGTCCATATATTTATTCGTATGTTGACCTATACCACTAATAAGTGTTGGACCAATGAATAACATATATATAAAGATTATCTTACCTTTATATATATTATAACCATGGACTCTGTCAGAGAAAAGATTGCTCAACAATTACAAAAACCAAAATTGAATATTGATTTAATATGTGAAATTTTGAAAGAAATGGCGGATGCGATTGATGCACCAAAGAAAAAGGCATCGACGTCAGTTAAGAAAAAGGCTGCTCCAGCTCCAGCTCCAACTCCAGCTCCAGAACCAGAACCAGAACCAGTTCCAGAACCAGAACCAGAACCAGTTCCAGTTCCAGAACCAGTTCCAGAACCAGTTCCAGTTCCAAAACCAACTTCAGAACCAAAACCAGCTCCAGCTAAGAAAAAACCAACTACTAAGAAATAATTTTAAATGACAGGATTTGGTGCTATTTTATTTTTATAAAATACAAACCAACCTACGAGTATAGTTAGTAAAAGGAATAGATATTTAAATGGGTATTTCTTTTTTTCTTTTTCCATTTTTTCGATATCGTATTTATCCGGAAGTCGTTTAACGTTTACGTTTAATTCATCGATTTTCCCGATAAGTTTTTCTAAAGCAGATAATATCTGTATTTCCCTATTTTTGGGTTTTTCTTTAACGTCTATTGTTGTTACTTCTAATGTCATAAACCATTCAGAATCGGGTTGTAAAGTTACGTAATCTCCATCTCCCTGTAATTCGTATAGTTCAAAATTAAGTTTTTTTATTGATATCGGATTAAATAGTGTGGTAGGTCTATTGAACCCTTTCCACTGTTTATCGTGCATTTTGTGTTGAGCATTTCCGTCGAATTGTCTTTCTAAAGCCATGCGTGCAAGTATTTGTCCCTTACGTTCGTCGAGTATTTGGGCGATTTTTGGTATATCTTCGCATATTATATCGATGTATTTTGCACCATTCCCTGTACCCGGACCTGAATTTCCGACTTGTGTGACGTAAAAATCAACGACCTTTAAACCAATGACTTTACTTATGTCAGATACGTGTGTATTTGAAGTAAGATTAAGATCAATAGAGAATGTATTATTTGTACCCGTAACAAAATTTGAATCTACTGATATATACTGTACTTTTTTAGGTAACTCCTGGAGTGACACCATCTTGTAGTAACTATAGATAAAAAAAAGATTCTTAAATAAACATATGACTTTGTGGCTTTATCCAATAGCTTTTTATAGAGTATTTCCATTTGGTGCAGTAAAAGAATTATTATTTTTAATATTGGATGTATTTTTGTGTTTTATAGTAGATTTAATAAATGGTATTCATTGTATAATTCGTTTTCTTGTAAACTTCCCAGAATATTACAGATCATACGTAGAAGATATCGAATGTACAAACGTATTTAATATTTTTAGAACGTTTAAACGTTTTTTTAAAAAAGTAAAAATTGAGAAAAAAAGATTAGAAAAAGAATATACGGGATATATAGATGATAAGAAACAATAAAGAATGTTTTCTTCTATTTCTAGTTATAGTTTACATATATTAAATACTTTACGTCGTGTTATTACAAACGACAATTACGATATAAAAAAAGAAGAAATTGAAATGGATAAACCATTTAAACATTACGATAAAAAAACAGATACAGTTTATGATCGTCTATATTCGTATAACGAGTGTGATGAACTTATTGTGATAGATATCCCTAGAACTTACAAATATAAAAAGAAAGAGTCTTATTTATAAAAACAGTTATGTTAACTATAAACCCTTTTTTAAATAAATCGTATAAAAAAGTTGTTTTTTCGGAGGAAAAAAGACAAGAAAGTATGAAAGAATATGAAAATATGAAAAATAGAATTTATAAAGATACTATAAAATACGGAGCCATTATAACGTCTTATTCTTTCTTGAGTCACGGTCCTGTTAATGGTTTATCATCTATGGTTGGTGTAGGTGCATCTACTTTATACGTGAATATGTTGTATAAGTACGTAGATAATTTAGAGAACGATAATTACATTTTTAAAAATCAATTTGTTATTCCTTTATCTGTTGCCATGTTTGAATCGGTATGGAATTACGAAAATATGCCTTTTGATTTTAATTACATGACGACAATGTTTAGTTTTTTTGTCTATAAAATTGCGATTTTATCTGTATCGTATGATATGGTAAAACACGCGTTAGAAAACGAAGATGTTATTTTGAAAAAAACTTTAGAAATTGAAGATGACGATGAAATTATATAATATAAAAACCTAAGTGAGTTTTAAAAATATAAAAATATAAATTAATTATGCGACCAAATTGTCCTTACGAGAACTGTTACTGTAGAGCTGGTAAGAACGGATTTTGTTTAAAACATAAAGAAATAGGCGAAGCTGTACAAGCTTTATTACTTCTCAAAGGAATTAAAAAATAAAATTATTTTATAATCTAAGTTTAAAAAAATTATTATATATTTAATTTAAAAATGGATGATCTTGTTTCTTTGATGCAAATTATAGATTTGAATTCGGAAATATTATCCGAAGGTGATTATCTTAAAATGTGTAATCACATGAAGAATATCCACGTAGTGTTGAATAATAAATACGAAACTACTGATTCTGAAACCGATGATTTTTATACGAATAGGTTAGATTTACCACTACCACCATTTTCACCAGTTCCACGTTTACCCCCTTTACCAAGTGAGTCTGACGAAAATGATACTACTTTATACGATAGTGTATCACCTTTACCCTTAAATCCAGGTGAATTTATACAAGTGAACATAGATCCAATTCGTGTACCTGATAATATTTATTCTTCGTCGGATGATGATAGTGAAACTGTATACGATCCAGATTCTGAAATAAACACAAGGCTCGAAGTTGATCGAGATAATTGGAGTCACATGAATATAAACGAAATTGAATACGTTTATTACGAAACAACATCAAAAATAGAAGAACTTTATAAAAAAATGAGAGGATTAAAACATAGGAAAAATATTACATCTACTGTTAGAAAAGAAGCTGTTAGAAAAGCAGCTAGAGAACTTGGAATAACTCTTAGAAGATATACAATTGGTGCTCTTTTAGATGCTGGTCACAATGTGGGTGACGAAAAGACCTTTTATAAGTCTTATATAAATGATTATAACGAAGAAATCGATCGTATAAAAGAAGAGACGAATAATGATATCGTATATAACCAGTATAAAGAGAACGAATTATCTAATTTGTTATTTCAAATGGGGTGGCCAAATTTTTAATCAAATATTATTTTACACCATTTTTCATTAATATTACCGAAAGGTGAATATTCAAAAAATAAATGTACTAAAGCACCTGATATAATAAGCGAACCTGTACCCTTATATACATAATTTTTCATGACCCAAAAAATAAACTGTAAAATAAAACCTATAAAAACGGCTTCTGTTAGAACGGTTGTTACAGGACGTGTATTCATTTTTATAGTATATAAATATTTTTTAATATTAGAACATGGAAGATATAATATCACTGATAAACGAAATAAAAACTCGTGATCGAGATATATTGATTAAAGTTACGAGCGAATTGAAATATATTAGAGAACGAGTTGAATCCCAGGATTTGGAAATTACAAAACTTAGAAGTTTAGTTGAAAATTCTAAACCCGTACCTAAAAAAATACCCAAAAAGGTTCTCGAACCTAAAATCGAGTGTTCGCACGTTACCAAAAAAGGTATAAAGTGTACGCGAAGGTGCGTACAGGGGGAGAAGTATTGTACTTTACACCTTAAATCTAAAAAACATTCTATCGATAAACAAAAAAACGAAACTTTACCAGGAAAAAATATTGACATATAGAAAATGAAACACGATAGAATTGTTTTGTTTCTCGTATCATTATTATTACTTTCTATGGTAATTTATAGTGTACGTGGTAATACCAAAGAAGGGTATCCTACATTTAATAAACTAGATATTGGGTGGAAAAACAGTGTAAATATAGAAGGTGTAGTAACAAAATGGATTTTAGTTTTAAAATATAGCGATGGTTCAGAAATAGTAAAGGTTGAAGATACGACACCCAGACATCTTAAGGATTTTGAAGCAGTTTCTATAGAATTATTAAAAAATACAGATGTCGATAGAAAAATTTTTACGGGTACGAATAAACTTTACATTTATTATAACGAAAGAAATGAGACTAATTTAGTATCAACTATAGATTTACAGTTTAAAGAATCTGATTTTTCAGTTGACGTAACTGAAGTGAGTAAGACTGATACACCTATTGGAAGTAGTATAACAATACCAGCCAAGTTTATATCGGTGGACTGTGAAGGTTCTTGGGGTGATTGGGATAATTGTTCAAGCTCGTGTGGTGGTGGTTGGCAAAAGAGAAAGTATACCATTACAACCGAAAAACAAGGTAACGGTAAATCATGCGAAGAAGTAAACGGGCAATTAGCTAATAGAAAGTGTAATACTCAACCCTGTCCACCACCCCCACCTCCACCTCCCCCACCTCCACCTAGACCGCAAGATTGTGAAGGGGTATGGGTGTATAGTAATTGTGATTCGTACTGTAATGCTGGTAAAAAAAAGAGACGATATCAACATACACAAGGACAAAAATTAGGTGGTAAGGCATGTGATTATTCTCACGGTTATATTGACCCCGAACTTTACGACTGTATGAGTTACGAATGTAAAGAAAGTAATAGGAACATGGACTGGGAAAGACCCGTTTCGTGGGTCAGTCCAGTGTGCGAAAATGGAACTGATGGTGAAAAACCAAACGATTGTCATGGGTGTTGGACTGAATGGTCCGATTGTACACACACGTGTGGTGGTGGTAAGAGTTGGAGATTTTATAAAGTGGTATCATGGCCTTACGCGGGTGGTTCCGGGTGTCCACACCTTCATTATTATAATGAGGAAAGAGATTGTAACACACAACCCTGTTTAGATTATACTTTCCCACCACTTCCAAAAGCCCCTGATTCAATAGACTGTGATGACCCTGTAGTAGGTGAATCGGATGCATGTAAAGATGTTCCAGGTAAAGATTGTGAAGGGGAATGGGTTCATTCAACTTCGTGCGATAAACAATGTGGTAAAGGTAAACAGAAAGTGAAATTTCGGGTTACTAAAGAAGCGGTTAGAGATGGTAAATGCGATAATAAGGGTAAGACGAAAGAGGTAGATTGTCAACTTAGAGACTCTTGTCATTTTCACAATATGGAAGTGATGGATATTCCCCCATACCTGAATAATATATACGTTCAAGATTTATATTGCCCAATATATACACATTCCTTTGATTGGAGAACTGCTATGTGTCATAAAGTAGAAGATGTGAACCCAGATACTTGGTGTAAGACTCATTTGTGTAATACCACAAAAAAGATACCTTTTGATCAAATTATGGGTTTGGATTTGAACACGCATAGTACACTTTATAAACACGCGGACACGGGAGATGCCGGACCTGATTCATATTTTTACGAAAAAAGGAAAAAAAAGTGTGGTGGAACTCCTAGAATACAATGGTCTAATTTTACTATAGACGAATGTTTGAGAAAATGTTCATACCAGGATGATTGTTCGGGTGTTGATTACTATGCCGGATATAACAAAGACACACCAAATTATAGACAGAGAACCGACCATGTCAATCCAGATGTAGACTACAGAATGTTTAAGACTTGGCATGGTTTACCAGAAGACGGGGTACCTCAGTTAAGGAATACGTGTGTGTTGCACGGCGAAAATGCTCTCGCGATGAATGAAAGACTCAATGATGACGATTCAAAAAAATGTAGGGACGATGTCGATATTTCTAAGACAAAAAATTGGGATCATTTCATAAGAAGAAATAAAAGCGATTATTCGTCGAGTATATTGTCTAAAATTGTACCAGTTGAACCACCATCAGTAGCAAATAGTTCTAATAATCAAAATGTAGAGGATGATGTTGATTGTGTTGGTAAATGGACAATTGGTAGTGTGCACGATGTATGGCACACGGGTAATACAAACTATAGTAGAGTTAAATGGAAGACTACTACACCAAAATCCGGAAATGGTAAGGATTGTAAATCTCACATGTTAATAGATGGTTTAATGGAGAAGTGGAATAATGTTATAGTTAAGGACGGTGATAAGGCTGAATTTTATTATTACAACCCGGGTTTGATTACAGATAGAAGAGACATAATGAATATTGTAAATTCGGACACACCCGGGTATGACGTGAAGTATTGTATGCGTAAAAGGGGTACATATGGTACTGCTAAGAAGGTCACACTTGATGGGGTAACCAACTGGATATGCAATGCCGAGAACGCACCACCAACGCCACCAACGCCACCAACGCCACCAACGCCACCAACGCCACCAACGCCACCTCCTCCGGGTACTGATTGTGTTGGTAAATGGAAAATTCTTAGTGAGAACGATGTATGGCCCAATAATCAGAACAATAAGAACCCACACAGTTCTACAGTTACATGGAAGACTACTACACCAAAAACAGGGAATGGTAAGCCCTGTAAAGCTTACATGATAACAGATGACATGGCGTATACTAAATGGGATGAAGTTACAGTTAAGGATGGTGATAAGGCTGAATTTTATTTTAACAATCAAGATAGAATTATAAAAGACAAAAAAGATATCATGACTATTGTAAATAGGGACCCACAAGATTATAACTCAACGTATTGTATACGTAGGACGGGTGGTCGTGGTATGGCTAGCCAGGTTACAATTGATGGAAAAATCCATTATATATGTAATACAGGCACTCTTCCGTCATACTTAGAACACTTACGTGATCCTGAACCTTCTCGTACTCGTCCTCCCGCGTCGTCTTCTTCCACTTCTTGATAAAATCATTTATGAGAATTGGAAATATTATTGTATTTAAAAATGTAATAAATAAAATATTATATAAACGTAAAACTTAGTATGAGTATAAGTACTATTTTATTTATTATTGTTGCTATACTGATTGTGTATATGCTTTATAAAAAATACCAGGGTGGTAGCGATGTTGGACCTGCACCAAACAGATCATCGACGGGCGGCCCAAGAATAGAAATCGACGAAACTGTTCTTGAACTTAACCCGGATAGTTCCAATAAAGAGGAAGGTTATATGACGGAGCAGTATACGGAATTTTTGACGGGTGAAGAATCATCAGCTCTATCAGGGAATATCGTTTTACATCTAGGATGGTCAACCCGTGAAGGTTTTGGAACTGTTAAAGAACTTAGATTTTATAGATACTTAGATTCCGAACCACCAACCAGTAAAACTTACGCGAATCGTAAACAAGATACAACATCACTTAAACCTACTAAATTAGTAGCGTTTTACAACAACGATGATGGTGCCGAAACAGCAGTTGATACAAGTAAGATAAAATACAGGGATAATTACGCATACATTTTAAAAAGTGATGACCCCAATATGTTTACTAGTTTTAAAAGTGGGTATAAGATTAAGTTTGGGAATAAGGACAAAGACGGTAACAATGCCTATAGTGTTGTGGGGCGAACACACATACGTATAGAATATGTTCTCGATGATGTTAATAATAATACAACGGGTCATTTAGTACCAGAAACTTTCGAGGGTACTGATGTTACGGTAGAAGATTTGGATTTAACACTTTCAATGACAGAAACTGAAACGAGAAGTATTAAACCTGTTTACAGAGGAACTCAAGTTACTTCGGATGTCGTGAAAGAATTTTTTTACGTTATACCGGGACCCTTTGAAACGACGGATGACGGTAAAATAAAAATAGGTGGACGACGTGATTTGGGTAACATAGGGACTTCAGAACTTTATCCAGAAACGGGTATATTAAGACAATGGGGTGCGAATACACCACCATTTGGTACTTTTAATGACCTTGTAAGTTCTTTTACTAACCACTTTGACCCTTCCGATACTCCAGATACTTTTCTGGATGGTTTTATAAACGACGAAGACTTTAAAAAACGGGTACATGCTCAAAGAAGTGTTATGTTTAGGGCCGCTGGTGGTACAGAAGAATTCAATATTGTTGTATATAAAACTAAGTTTGAACCTTACGGAGAACTAATGACAAATTATAATTGGAAGAAAGCTGAGGATAAGATAATCGATGCGGAAAAGTACAATGGTGCCCAGGGCTTTACCGGCAAACTTTTGAACGATGGTCATCACGAATTCCCAGATGATGCAAAAACTTCAAAGAAATTACACGAGAGTTACAATGACGCTAATGATAATTATAGTGGTCGTATTGGTTTACGAAGATTTCATCATAATACAAGTAAAACTACTCCTTCGGCAAGTACACAGGATAATAATAAACCGTTATTTAAAGGTTTGGAAGACCATTGGGAACCAGCTAATAACGATGGTGGTGAATTCTATGTTCAGATTGACGATACTTCGCCCATGGGGTGGAAGCTCATAAAAGAGCGTACGAGTGCGAGTAAATTTAGACTCTTTAAAAAGGATCCAAAACAGTGGAAAAAATCAGACGACACGACAATGAATTTAAACGTATATAATATTCAATTGGTAGAGAGTGGTGTTACTGGTGAGGATAGAAGGTTTTTAGTCACGACTAAACACACAGATAAATTCACAGACGAAAGCTCTTCTAAACATAACGATAATAAAATTATCGCGAAGAAAATTGATTCTAACATGACCCAACCTGAATATGAAAGTATCGATTGGGTTTTTATAAATGTTAAAGATGTAAAAATTGGTTATAAGGAAAAAGACGGACAAGGTCATCGACAAAATAATGTATATACAACTGTTGGAATGATCGTCGATGAGGACAAGGACGACGACAATAAAGCATTAAATGATTTTAATTACGATTTTTAATATTCTTTTTTTTTGAATAAATATTTAATAATAAAATCTCAATAGAGTATAAATGGAACTGAGTTCAGTTTTTATTATTATTTTTTCACTCGTAGTAGTTTATATACTCTATAAATATTGGGTACGTGATAAGAAATCACCAGCAGGCAACCAACAAAGTAATTTAAATAGAGGTCCTCAAGTCGAAGTTGAAAGTATAACGAAAAGTCTTTTACCAAATGAAAGAGGGGAGAGTAATACAGAGGAGTATACCGAATACGATGATGGTGAAGTAGTAGTAGACAATACAAAATACCAGTCTACTTTTCACAGATTATCCAATAACGTTAAACTTAATTTTAAATGGGCGAATAAAGCTGGTTTTGAATCTATTAAGAAGGTTACACTCGACTGGAATATTAAAAGGGGTGATGGTGAATATGTAACCCTTTTAACACACGCGTACGAAGTACCTACCCAAACCGGCGTTGATTTACCAGAAGAATTAAAAAATTTTACAGAACATGAAGTTATTTTAAGTAACAACGATTTTCAAAATAAGGAAGACAAACATGATCTTAGAGGGATACACCAATTGGTTTTGAAGGCGTATAGTAAGGATACTAGCGTCGTGCATACTCTATACACATCACCTACACCAGATGCTGACGATGGCTGTAAAATATGCAAAGTTACTGAAGATGATTTGAACTTAACCATGGCACTTGTAGAAGCAAAGAATTTTGTATTTACTGCACAATCTAGTGGTTTCGTAAAGGATACGGATGTTGTAGAACATCCCATGTATATTCTTAACCCGAAAACGTTTGCACCTCTTAACCACATGCCGTTTACAAATGGTGGTACTCACGATTATACGGTTGGTTTAGAAACAGAATTAGAACCAACGAACACTACGAACGTAATTTATATAAAAGCAAAAACGACTAAAACGTCAAACAAAGACGAGTTTAAGTATTTGTATTGGAACGGTACCACCAAAAAACTTTCTTGGGAGTCTGGAACCAGTAAAAGAACTAAATTTTATATCGAAGAATTTGTAGACGATATATCGAGTAACGCTACTACTAAACGTACGATTTTTTCGCTTGCATCAGACACGACGAAAGTTTTGGGTTACGATAAAACTAATAAAAAAGTAACACTTATTAATTATTTTGATATTCAAGCGGATATGAATACATTAGAAGCGGCGCTTTGGATTATTAAGTATAGAAATAACGATGACAGAAAACCTGTATTTAAAATTGTTTGTGGTCGATTTGATGATCATAATATAGATGAAGCTGGTATGTTGTATTTATACATGACAAAAGGTAGTCCATCTAGTCAACACTCTACTACTGTAAGTAAGTGTACCGGGGAAAATGTATGTATTAGTATATTATCTAACAAAAATACAGAAAAAACAGCCAATGGAACTTATGTAACTACAGAGTACCCAGGCTATCAAATGTATTACATGGATATAAATAATACATCTTTAAGTAATATACAAACAAAAAACCCGGGTGAAAATGATAAAGACCGATATCTATATCACGATATCAACCCAGAATTAGAAACAGGTCAGACGGGTTGGACCCACTTACACCACGATGCTGGTATGGTTGTAAAATCATCAGCTCATAAACTTAAATGTTATGAAAATTACTTCAGAGTAAACAAACATACTTGGAAACTTAAACCAGCTGAAATTTCGGGATTAACACAACACTGTGAAAATTATAATGGTGATTGCCATGATAACTCAACTAAAGTACACGTTTGTAGGTATGGTGCCCTTCGTACCGGTGTAATACCTTTTAATAAAGTATGGAATATGGGTCCTTACGGTAAAAGTGCTAATAACGGGAGTGCACCACCTATTTTTCGACTAATTAATAAAAAAATTGACGATAATTTAATGGTAACTTTCAAGGTAGGTTGGTATGATTCGAGTGGTGCTTTCAAAGGTTTTGATGATAGTATAAACCCATTGAAAAACTCAAATCTTATTCAATTTACGGCAGGGGACGATAGAGCGGGTTTATGGGATAATACTGATAATACAATAAATCCTGGTATACTAAGGTTCGAAAGAGGTGGTGGTATTACAGTAGTAACACAATGGCCGGCGGTTGCATCTGATATAGAAGTCGTAGGAGAAGGGTATACAGGTATAAAATTTTATAAGGGTAATGGTGGCGAGAAGATCGATGCAAATAGTGGTTTAACATCAAACGAAGAATTCTTTAAAATATCACAATTTTAATTAAATATTTAATAATTAAAATCTTAATAACGTATAAATGAGAAGTAATAATACAATTATTTTTCTCATTGTTGCGATAGTATCTTTTTTAGTATATTGGTTTTTTATCAGGAAAAAGACTGTAAAAACACCAGCACCAACACCAGCATCAAATGAAACTCCAAGTGCGACTATGGGCGAAGCCGTTGTTACTTTTAAACCTGACAAAGACAGTGACGAACCAGAAGCGTATACGGAATACGATGAAGGTGATACGGATTGGGTAGACTTATCTAAAAATGTAGAAATAACACTTACGTGGGATAATAAATCTGGTTTTAATAATACGACAAAAATAACGATACGACGAGTGATAGAAACCGGTAGTGGCGATCAAAAGGAGGAGAAGACTTACGATCACGTTATCCAAAGATACGATGCCGACGGTAATGAAATTGCAGTTAATAAAAATTATTTTAAGAATTTTCAAGATGGATTAACATACAAATTAAAAAACGATTTTGGTAATAAAGATAGTGAAGGTAACCCTGTAGAATACAGTGTTTTGGGCAAAAACACGTATAGTATATTGTATAAATTAACTGATGGTGGAGAAGGTATACTCACGGAAGACCCAACTACCGGTGACAAAACAACACTTACCGATACGTTTACAATTGCGGACCTTTCTTTAACCTTGGAAATGGTTAAAAAGACGGAACGTTATGTCACGCCGTCTAGTGCGAGTGATATAGAAAAATCAAGTGCTGTATCTGAGAACTATATAGTTCTTATATCTAAAAACACGGATACATTAGGCGGTAATAAAAGATTTTTATATCGTCGACGGAAGGACGAGTACCCTTTTAACCAATGGCTACCTTTGCGTCTGGATAAGGCCATGAAAACAGTGTGTAACGAAAATAAAGGGTACGACACAGACGATAAAAACGCGTTTTATCTTTTTGATACTAAAAATAATAAGTATCTTACTGCTTTATTTAAATATGATACCGACGGTAAATTTAAGGAAGCGGAAATGTATTGTACGGAAGATATTAAAAACGCTAATCAAAAATGTTTCAATCAGTATACCTGTCCTAAAATTAAAATGGTTCAGGATCAGTATACGAAAGGTGCTAGTGGTGATACTAAACAATACTACTCACTCAGAATATCAGACTGTAATAGAGAAACTAGAGGATCATGGGAAGATGCAAACAAAGAAGATCTTGAGAATACGCGCGGTACCGGTGATTTTAAAAGTACCACCGAAGTATATTTTGTTGCTAACGCACATAATGGTGATATAACTTTAAAAACACAGGAACAAATGTATGACTACGAGTTAAGAGATGGTTGGCATGCATTTGAAATTGTTAATGCAGAAGAAATAAAAGATGCTGATGTTGAAAAATATAACCAGGTACTATCTTATAGTAGTAAATCGTCGTGTTAGTCGTAAAAAATAGGTAATAATAAAATCTTAATAACGTATAAATGAGAAGTAACAATACATTTATTTTTCTCATTGTTGCGGTAGTATCTTTTTTAGTGTATTGGTTTTTTATACGAAAAAAACCGGATGATATTTCAAACCAACCAAGTCCAGGAGAAGAAGAATCTTCTTTACCAGTTGCTGAAATGCAAGAAATAGAACAGGTTATTAACCCAGACAAATCTGTTAAAAAGGATGAGTACGCAGAACCATATATCGAACCGTATACAGAATACGCAGAAGGAGACGGGTATGATTTTGCTGATTTATCTAATAACATTACAGCTACATTAAAATGGAAAAATAGAGGGGGTTTCCAGAGGGTTACTCAGATTACTTTAATACACAAAGTTGGTACAACGGAGGTAAACAAAGACGTTATTAAGAAATTTGATACTGATGGTACCACTGAAATTGAAGATAATAAAAAATATTTTATTAATCGTTCTGGTCTTATTTCATATACTTTCGATAATAAAAAGACGGCTGATGGTAGTAGTGCAAACCTGGTGGGTACAAATACATTCGAGGTCAAGTATAAGTTAGATAACGGGACAACGGGTACACTTTTACCTGGTACAGGTCAGGACGCTATACAACTTGTTATATCAAAAGACCTATTGCGTTTATCCTTGGAATTATTCGAACCGAGTTCACAAACGTATAAACCAAAAATGAAAAGCACATTTGAATCTGGTATGGGTAAAGAAGGTGAACTTGCTGGTACCGAGGTATATTTTCAGTGGGACTGGAAATCTGATGCCGATAAGTGTTATCGTAGGATTGGTCACATGTTTTCCATGGACCAAATTAGGATTCTTAAAGGGTCTGATCCTGGTGATAACGAGAAACAGGGTTATAAATTTCAAGTTATTCTCGACGATAACAGGTGGAATGAGGCGGGTGCTCATGTCGAAAGAGGGCCTGGGACACTCGACGGGGCAGGGAAAAATACAGATAATGATATAATTCTAGACAAAAATACTTTGGGGAGAGCTAAAGGTGAGAAAACATTATATTACATAAAAAAGCCATCTAAGACTAATATCACAACACCAGAAATGGTTTGGCTTACGAATGATGTATCTAAAGCACAAGAATTTAAGTTTGTAGACCCACCGAGTACTATTAAATCTAAACTGAAAAAGAAGAATTATTTTAACGGTGGAACTGATGATGGTGAGAGTACGACTTCCAAACCTACGCGTTTCATGTTTAAGGAAGGTGGAAAAGACTTTTATATGGGGTATAGTAAGGGTAGGGCACAAAATGATAGAGAATCATTCTATCTCGAATATTTTACATTAGACATGGTAGGAAAAGATTACATGTTAGATTGCGCTATGAATACCGATCCAGCAGAACGGTATAAAGGCGATGGGTGTACAAGCGAATTAAAGACCAACGCACCTAAATGGGGTCCAGTTAGGGCCTTTGGACACGGGTGTCCTCCTGGACAAACCTGTAATTATTCATATATGAAAGCTAACGAAATGTGGAAAAGTAAATGGACTGATGCAACTGGAAAGTTAGGTGATACGCAACAAAGTATTGGGTTAAGAAATAGAATTAAACACATGGATACTTTAGGAGGAGACGCAAAACCATACGTACGAAAAATTAAAGGACAGACTAATTGGTAATTAATATTAGCTAATGTTTACATGCACAAAAAAAATATTTTTTCTTTTAAATTTATTTATAATAAACATAAATTTATTATAAATAAAGTGTTGTTTAGAACTTAAGTTAAAGTAGAATTTATATAAAAATTAAAAACATTTGTTATTGAGAAGAACGAATTCAAAAATGGATACAAATACGCTTCTTTTAGAGCTTCTGAGTGAAGTTAAGGCACTTCGTGAAGATAATAAACTACTTCACGATAAATTAGACGCGTTAACTGTTTCTAAACAAGTCGACCCAAAACGGAACGTTGGTATTAAAAATCAATGTACGGCGTTAACTGCTAAAGGTAGTAGATGTAAAAAAGGATGTTTGGATGGTACGAATACGTGTAAAATGCACGCAAATAAAACGGGATCACCACCCGAAAATGTACGTGTAAACGATGATACGGAAGATAATAATGATAATGAAATCCCAAACAAATCTTCACAAACCAGTAGTGGTACACGACCTCGACCTAAACTGAAACCCAAATTAAAAACAAAAAGTGGTGGTGGTAAGAAAAGTGTTTCTAAAAAACCCGATCCTCCAAAACATAACCACTTACCCGGTGAGATTCCTACGGAACCGTGTGAATTGTGTGATACACACGGCGATGTTACGGATCCCGATCTCATAAATACGGAGTACGAGGAGGTTAATGTTGATGGTAAAAGTATAGAGGAACGCCTTCTCGAAGTTATAGAGAGTGAATCTATGTGCGAAGATGGTGATGATACGGTTCCTAAAACTCAATTTAAGTGTAAGTCGTGGGCGGATATGGTAGATGAGGATGAATAATAAAATAATACATTAATTTATATGATTATTACGGTTGATGATGATATAAAAGATTTAATGACCTTGATCGATAAGAATAAAATGGGTATGCCAGAGGGTGATTATTTAAAACTATGTAATAAATTACGGGATATGCGTTTTGGTGGAAGACCTTACGGTAATAGATTTTTAAGAATATCCATACCTATATTTAGACCTGGACGATTTGTAAGATCTCAAATATTTAAAAATATTATTCGTGCGTTTTTTTTAACATCTGGAATTATTATTTTAAAAAATAAAAAAAATAAAAAAAATAAAAAAATTACTTAATATAAATGACTAATAACCCTGTAAGGAATGTTATGTCGCGTATAGACGAGTATAAATCATCATTACCCGAAGGTGTTTATTTGGAAATATGTAACGAACTTAAAAAAATTTATGCAACAGGTGATACAGCGCGTGATACGTACCTTTTAAATTTAACAAACGATTATTTAGAAGGATTGGAGATTATAGATACTCTTAGACGAGAGATATTAAATTTAAAGCGAGAACTTTTACGCGTACGCGTTTCACGTTTTGAGGATGTTTCTAGACCTGTTGGTCAGAATAGACAATCTCTTTTTGAACCAAGGAGTGTATTAGAAACTCTCATTTTTGGTAATAATCGTGAAAGGGATGGCGAACAACGTAATACAACAACAACTGATAATAACAATACGAATAATTATGGTATATCTTTGATTCCTCGATGGACGGTACCAAATCGTGGTTAATAATTTATTTTTATAAAAGTATATTAATAATATAAACGATGGTTATTAAAACATTATTTATAGTATTAGGTTTGGGTTTATTGATTAGTAATAAATCTGAATGTACACTAGATGATTTTAGGTGTCGAGAAAATATACCATCCATGTTACGTATACACCCGGATAGTGAAGAAAAATAAGATTTTAATTCTTATAAAATAATTTTTTGACACGGTCTTGTATTTTAACCTTTTCGTCTTTTCTTTGGACGTCTAATTTGTGTTTTATATCTTGAACAAATGGATTAAGATTTATTATCTTTTGCATTTTCTTACGTTCTAAAACA